GGGAGCCTATGAAAAAATAACAGGTAAAGGTGTTTTAGAAGATGTTTCTAATAGACCTGCAAAAAAAAATAGATTTGATTACGCAGTAGGTGGAGAGGTAGACGTACCCAAGGCTTCTTCAGAACCTGATGAAAGAATAGATAAGATGACAGGTCTTCCTTACAATATTCAAGCAGGTATACCTTTTATAGATGAAGAAGATCCTCTTAAAAGACTAGGACTTGTAGGAGGAGGAAGGATAGTTACTGATCCTATGCAAAGACTAGGCTTCACTAAAAGAACTACAATATGAACAAACGTAATGTTTTTGAACAACTAAAGATTGATGAAGGCATCATCTATGAATGCTACATGTGCTCTGAAAATGTACTTACCTTTGGTATAGGCCATAAGATATTAGAATCAGATGTTGAGTATGGTAAACCTGTAGGTACTCTTGTTAATCAAGATAGAGTATGGGAAGTATTTGAAAAAGATTTAGACATTGCTGTTAATGAATGTGAAGTAATGTTTGGTAATTCTACTTGGAATAATTTTCCTGATGAGGTTCAGGAAGTATGTGTTAATATGATGTTCAATCTAGGAAGACCTAGATACAGTAAGTTTCGTAAACACATAGCTGCCCTTGAAAACTCTAATTGGCTCTTAGCAGGAGCTGAAGCTAGAGATAGTAGGTGGCACACACAAGTGGGAGATAGGGCTGAACGTCTTTGTAAAAGACTAGAGGCTCTAGATAGTTAGATAGTTGTTTGCTGAACTTGCAGCAATAGGAAGTGCTTTATCTACTATAAATGGTTTAGTAAATCAGTATAAAGAAACAAAAGCGAATGCCCAAGATGCAGCACGTATTCTGGGACGCTTCAGTGAGACTTCAGATAAGCTAGACAAGTGGGAAAAGAAGACAAAACTTCGTAGACCACTAACCCAGAAAGAAGCGATGGATCTCAGTATCCAGCGTAGGAAAATTAAAAACACTGAAACACAAATTAAAGACATCTGTTTGATGAGTGGATGTATTGACATATGGCAGGATGCTCAACGCATTCGCGCACAGAGCCAAAGGGAGCATGAAAAATATTTAAAAACTGTACACCTCAAAAGGAAACAAAGACAAAAGAAAGTAAGATCAGTGATGGTGGTTGTACTTATAGTTATATTTACAATAACCCTGGGTGTTACTGGGTATGGATCTAAATGGATGTATGAGCAGTACCAATTACAACAAGCCAAACAAAAACTAAAGCATAATCGTAAGATACTAAGAAACATACGTGAGTGTGGTAGGCAAAAATGTTAGTGCTTGCTTTTGTACTAGTAGTTATTGTAGATAATAATGTTGTATCAGATAATAAAATGCTATTTAAGAGCATATATCGTTGTAATATTTTTAGCAGAGCTATAGAACAGGGTAAAACAAATGCCTATGACAGACCTAGCTACAGTCAGCAAAATATTACTGCGTATTGTATCCCTAAAAGAGTATCTGAAAACGAAGTCTTCTACGACTAGGAGTAGTTATATGTGGCAAGTCAGTGCAATACTAGTAATAGGGTTAACTACAGTGTCAGGAGCCTTTAAAATATATTATGATAAAGCTGAAGCTGAGAAAGAAGCTATAGCTATGCAGCTAAGACAGTCTGCAGATAACCAAGTATTACTTGAGAGTAGTATTAGTAAGCTTAATGAGCAAATACTCCAGGTTGAAAAAGATAAAGAAGAAGCATTCAAAAGAATTAATTTACTTCAAGAAGCTAATGAAGAAGCTAGAGAAGAAGTTAATAACTTAAAAAGTAAATTCGATAAACACAATATGAATGTACTTAGTTTAAGAAAGCCTAAATTAATTGAGAACATTATTAATCGTGGAACAAAAGAGGTTCTAAATGAACTTGAGAATATTACTAATCCTGCTTCTAGCAATATGTAGTGGCTGTACTTTACTAGGGAGTGATCCCTATGTACCTGAAGTAAAGCAAGTAGAGGTGGTTACTATTACTAAACCTGCTGCTGTGTACCATCCTCCCCTTCCTAATAAAGTAAATACTAAACCTGTAGAGTGGACAGTGTTAACTCCTACTATTATGGGTGAATACCTTACTGACTTAGAAAAGGGAGAAGCTCCTACTAATGTTTACTATGGTATCAGTCCTACAGGGTATGAAAATTTATCTGTAAATATGGCAGAATTAAAAAGATATATTAGACAGGTGTTATCTATTGTTGATTACTATAAGAAACTAGATACACAGGAGGATGACAATGGCAGTCAGAAAGAAGAAGAGTAAATCTACAGTTAATAAAGCAGGTAATTACACTAAGCCTGAGATGCGTAAACGTCAGTTTAATCGTATTAAAGCAGGTACTAAAGGTGGTAAAGCTGGTCAATGGTCAGCACGTAAAGCCCAGATGTTAGCTAAAGCCTATAAAGCAGCAGGAGGAGGCTATAAAAGTTAAGAGTGTTATATGCGTAAGTTCTGGAAATTATGGTGTAAGTCTCTGGGGGAAAAAGCTAGTGATAACTCCACTGAAGCTGATATTGTTGCATTGTTTAGAACAATTATTGTTTTATTAAATGCACTGACCTGTTTATTTATAATAAGTGGAGTATTAAGACATTGGTAATAGGATAACAAATGACTCTTAAAAAATCTCAGAAGTCTCTAAAGAATTGGACTAAGCAAAAGTGGCGTACTAAATCAGGTAAGCCTAGTGCTAAGACAGGTGAAAGATATCTACCTGAGAAAGCAATCAAAGCACTTAGTAATAAAGAGTATGCTGCTACTACTAAAAAGAAACGAGAAGATACAAAGAAAGGTAAGCAACACTCTAAGCAACCTAAAAGAATAGCTAGGAAGACTAGTTCCTATAGGAAAAGATAATGGCACATGAAGATAGAAAGAAAGCCATGCTGAAAAAGCATAGGCTGAAAGGTGTAAACAAACCTAAAAGAACTCCTGATCATAAAACTAAATCACATATGGTCTTAGCTCAAGATGGACATAAGCTAAAGTTAATACGCTTTGGACAACAAGGTGTGAGAGGAGCAGGAAAAAATCCAACAACTGCTAAAGACAAAGCCAGGAAAAAATCATATTATGCTAGGCACAATGCCCAAGATGCGAAGCCTTCTAAGATGAGTGCTCGTTATTGGTCACATCGAACTAAATGGTAATAAGGGTAAAGCAATGAGAGCAAAATATGTATGTAAGTTCTGCGCCTGTGATGACAAAGAAAAATTTACTATAGGTGCATTTTATGAATGTAAGAAATGTCGTGCAGCTAGGTCAAAAGATATTAATTTTTTACAATATTTTTCTGCATTACAAAAGCAAGAACTTTCAAATGTTTATTGGAAACCAAGATTTTAAAATGAAAAAAGATAAACCTAAACCTACTCGTAAGCCTAACCACATAAATTGGAAGATTAGAATGTGGGCTAGTCAAAGTAATTAATCTAGAGTAATATTTAATAGGTTAATTTTTAGTTAACCTTTCCCCTCTTTTAAGCTAACCTAGTGCTGCAACATTAAGTTAGCTTTTTTATTGTGGGGAATAAAAGATGACTACAACTTTGTATTTAGTAACTGTTGCTACTTGGTATACATTTAGTAGCTTTGAAGGCACAGATCAAATTAATAAGTGTGCCTTGTTAAAAGAATATTTAGAGCATACCTATACTGTTGAAGCTACGTGTGTGACTAAAAAAAATAATGAACTACTTAAAGATAAAGTTGTTATTTATCCTCGTAAGCCTCATTCTTTTCAGTCGTAGGATCATCTGCTACAAACCTACCTTTTTTATTCCTGGCTCTTTTTCTTTTAATGTTAGTTACTTTAGCTTTAGTTTGAGTAGCTACTTCTTCTGCTCCTTCTACTACAATATTTTTTACTTCTGTAGCAGGAACAGTAAGGAACTCTTTAAGCCATTTTAAAATTGTCATACTTAGTCTCCTTTTAATAATTTAATTTATGCCCATACATGAGTTTTCTTACTGCCATCATACTTAATAGCATGACCCTCTTTAATTAAAGTCTTACAGATATCAGTGTTATCTTCTTCTGTGTACAGATTAGCTAGAAGTCTTCCATACTTATCTAGCTTTCCTCCATTGAGGGATTCAACATAAATCTTTTTAGCACATAACTTTTTCATTCTTGCTTTGGCTGCTAGACCTAACTTCTTTTCTTCTTTGTTGCGTGTTCTAGATTCAGGAGTATCAATACCACTAGCTCTGATTCTTACCTTTCTAAACACACCAAAAGATAAATCAAGTAACACATCTACTGTGTCACCATCTACTACTCGTAGCACTTCAGATAAGTAAATGTATTGTTGAGTTATAATTTTTTTACCCATCCTCATTCTCTCTGTGTAAAGTTTCTATGAGTTTATCTTGATACCAGTTAGCTTTTTGCAAATCTTCAATGCCATTCTTATCTCTAAATCTCCAGTGGTACTTAAAGATATTGCCACGCAGATAACCTATCCACTCTTCTTTAGTGAGCATAGATTCCATTGCTTCACTACAGGCAATGTTTCCTTTGTTGTAATGCAAAGGATGATTAACAATATCTTCTGTTTGTTGAGTATCCATTACAGTAATGCTGTAAGTGTCATCCCAAGCAGAAGGTGTTACATCATTCAGACGTTTCTTTGCTTTGCTCATATGTCCTCCAGTTCTCAGGTAAAGTATCAGATGTGTACCACTTAAATTTATTTTTGTCTGCCCATTCAGAGTGACTTCTTTTTGTTCCATTTTTTCTTTTCTGAGCAAAAGGCATAGGTAATGTAGGATCAGCAAATAAAAAAACTAATTCAGTATTAGGAGGTAAAGTTTTTCTTATCCAAACATATTTCATATATTCAGAGTGATCCCAAAACCTTCCTTTTGCTTCAATAATAATCTTCTTTTTACCAAACCACTTAACAAAATCTGGTTCATACTTATGCTCAATAACGTACTCAACAGGATCACTATGATGTTGCCAATCTTGTAAGACTGTTTGGTGTAATACTCTTTCAAATGTAGAGTCATAGCCACCTTTAGATTTTCTAAACTCAACAGGACGTTTGTTTCTTTTCTTTCTCACTTATCCCCTACCTGTTCTCACACAATAATTTTTAACATCATCTAGTGTAATAACATCTAACTCTTTAGTCTTCAATAATCTTTTTAAGATAGACTTCATTCCTTTAGAAGACATTGCAATAGCATAATGATATGAATCATTAGTAGCATACTCTGCTTTAACTACAGATTTTCTAGTAACTTTAGCTGCTTCTGTATCTGATAACTGTTCTTTGAGTAAAGCCATACAGAAAGTTTCTACTTTAGCATTTATCTTTTTCATAGTTTTTGCATTCATATAGTTAAGCTACCTCATCTACTTTAGGTAAAACAGAAACTCTTGTTAAATACTTTAGCCCATTAGCATACTTAAATACTCTAAGACCTTTACCTCCATTAGAATCTTTCCAACATGTATGCTTATGAGCACAGTACACACAGCTAGTATGTAACTTCATGTTTCCTGATTTACCTTCAGGTACTGGTTGATAACATAAGGGAGGTGCAGTCTCTTGTTGTATTGCTTGTTTTATTTGTTTTATTTTTGTTCTGGCATTAGGTTTAACTAGCTCTCCTGGTTCATAAGAAGTAAGTTCTCCTGTCTCTTTGTTGATAGCAATGAAGCCACCTTTAGTAGTGTCTTCAGCAGTTTCATAAGCTGCAAGCTGCATAAGATAACCAAAAGAATCATTCTCATGTAATGAGTTATTAGCAAACTTTTTAAAACCAAAGTTAGAAGCAGTCTTAATATCAACTACTTCACCATCAATCTTGCAATCAATGTGTCCTTTGATACCATCAAGATGAACTTCTTTTTGCTCATCACTTACTTTGTGATCAGTCATCCTAACAAACATCAATACTATTTCTTCTAGCAAATGCCCATATAAAAACTTAATGAATGTTTGTGGAGGTATCCTAGAGGCCACACTACTTTCTTTACTATCAAACCAAAGCTGACGTAAAGGCTTACCAATGTTAGACATTCTAATAGTAAACTTAGTAGAAGGTTGAGGACTAGACCATTGTTTAATAACTTCTTTAATTGCTTCTCCTGTTTCTTCTATAGTCTTATCTGATAAATCAATATCACCATCATTCAACTTATCAAGTTTAGAATAGATATCTTTTATAATTAGACTATCCATATTAGTGTGTCTCACTCCAATCATTACCTACGTTATACTCGCCAGTAAGTGGACAAAGTAATTCTAATGAGTCTCCTGCTTCTGCAATAGCATCTACTCCCATCCTACCTACTTGGTCAGCAATACTTGCTTCAGTTTCTATCTGCCATTCATCATGTACATTAGCAACAAAGTGAGTGTCGCAAGTTTCTAGTTTAGAATTAAGGATCACTAATGCTTCCTTCATTACAATAGCACCTGCACTCTGCAGTAAAGTATTCAAAGCACTGTGTTCGCTACGCACACCTAGCTTTCTACCATCGAGTCCTTTTAAACAGTTGTTCAATTGAACTTCTCTTGATACTCGATTTCTAAGCTGCGCAAATGCAGGTAGATTATCGAAGAAAGATTTTCTAAGTCGTGAACCAGTGCTTTTGTTTCCTCCAGCCACACTTCCAAGCTTTTCATCTCCTGCCCCGTACAAGAGTGCATAGATGAATGTTTTTGCCTGATCTCTAGATTTAAGTCCTGCAAGGTGTTGATTAGCTGTGTGTATGTCTCCTGATATGATTTCATTAGTGTAATCCTTATCATTCATGTAATGAGCTAACATGCGTAACTCAAGTCCTGAAGCATCAATACCTACTAACTTATAGTTGTTAGGGACACGCCAACAAGCTCTAAAAGATTTACCATAAGGACTGTGGACACTAGGAACCTGTGCCATATTAGGTTTCCTGTGTGTCATGCGTCCTGTAACAGTACCATTGTGAATGACATGGCTGTGTACCCTGAAGCTAGATGAGTCAGCTTCTTCTATCCAAGAGTTAAGCTGTGCTATACGTTTCTCTAATAGAAAGTAAAACTTAATTAGTTTAGCTTCTGGAAT